TGGTTCCGGCATAATCGCCACACCAAAGGTATCCCGAGGGGTCCAACCAAAGGTGACTCAGACTGCCACCGATACCATATTCTTCAATGTCCTTCGTTTGGCACTCCACATTTGTAAATTGGGACCCCAAATCATAGGACGATCTAAAATAGTCAAACATCCCCACTGCTCACTCCTCCGTAAAGTCGAAATACGTGTCAATCTCCAACCAAATCTCATCCTCAATACTCTGCAGAATGCCTGCCTCCGAGGGTGAGTCCGTGTGCTTGAAGGCACGTTTGTACCCTCGATCCACACCGCGTTCAATGGCGTCTTGAAGAATTAGTCGTATGTTTGGTTTCATTCCATCACCTCCCAGTGAATATCCGCCTTGTCGCCAAAGCGATTACTTCCTACCCTCGTGCTCACCCAAAAGGCGTATGCACGATTCTCTGACACAAGAAACAACTCGCCTCCAGTATCCTGCTCAACGAAGCAAACAGGATTATTGTCCATGACGTTAGCGAGACGGTTCTTTGCCTTGCTGGACTTCGGTTTAACTGCTACTGTTCTCATTGTGCTCTGTGTGTTGTTGTGATGCCCCTGCGGGGCGTTTCATATCTGGCGCCCTTGCGGGCGCCTCCCGGATTTCCCCTATTATAGCAAGAAAGCAAGGGTTGAGCAAGGGCGGGTTACCCACAAGTCTTATTGCGAATGCGTCGCAATTGCAGTCGGGGGGGGTTAGGGCCAGCGCCCCTTTAATCACGCAGTTGCTAATTTACGGAGGTCAAGGCGAGGAGCAAACTTGTCATAAAAGCAAGCACCACGAGTTGTGCCTTGCCACATTCTCGTATTGTTACAGGCGTGTTTATCCGAGAGATTGCCACTCAATTCCCGTATCTTTTTCAGCGCCTGGGTTGATTGGTCGTAGGTCAGGTTCAAATCCGTAGTCGTGCGCCAAAGCAACCGGTAATTGTGCAGTCCGTTGCGGTCATCGTGCGAGAAAGTATTATATGCGACCCAGGGTTGAATACCTTGCTGTGTAAAGTGCTGGACCATTTCTAACGCCGAGGTCTCGCACTTGTCAAAGTCAGCGCCTGCCATTACTTGGCAGCGCCATACTAACTTCTCAAATTGCAATTCTTGCAGGTCTCTGCCATTCATGATTGACTGATAAAACGGGCAACCTTTTTGCGTAATCGCAGTAACAAACTCTTTCTCAGACAGGCACACCCAGGGTGCCATAATCATGCGCTCGCGTAGCGCGCCATATTCTTGTAGCGTTGAAGGTTTTGCAATGCGGGGTTTGCCGAGGTGGCAAAGCACAGAGTCAGACATGTGGTTTCTCATCTATGATACTAATATACCACAAAAGCCCCTTGGGGTCAAGGGGCTCAGGGTTCGGTTAACCGTCCTGCTGCGATCTTGTTTCCGTTATGTTGTAGATGTAATTGTTTGAGGTTTCAAAGGTGCGTAAGTTCTCAACCGAGTACACTGTCATATCAATCTCGTATCCCGGATTTTTTGTGATGCGATTAAAAGTCCAGGCACTGTCATACCAGATGCACCGGTTGTTGGGATAGGCGTAGAAGTTTCCTGTCTCAACTTTAAACAAGTGTGCACACTTATGCTCAGGAGTTTCGGAGTAGTTAAAGTCGGTCATTGCGTGATTCTCAAACGACCAGTCCAGAGTGAACATATACTCACCTTTAATCTTTGATCCATCTGGTTTTATCAGTTCCGCAGACAAACCAGCAAGGCGATTGCGTCGCTGCACATCAATATAAGATGAAAAACAATCCCAGTACATTATTTGTTCCAAAGGCTCAATCTCTGCGTCAGGACGCCAGCAAAGTGAGTGCAAAGGTCTGCGAGTCCAGTTTACACCATTTTCCAGAAAACACTCAAATAATGGAACTCTTTTCTCCATTGACGCAACAGAGTGCACATCGCACTTTGTAACTTCGTTGTGACCTTTTAGGTGATTGAAGAGAAACTCGTTGCGAATGTAGCAAGACCAGTCTGGAAGATTGTGGTTTAGATAAGCCATGGTTTATAAACCCCCCCCTAAAGAGGGGGGCAAGGTTACTTAGGCGACTTCAGTTTCAGAAACAGGGGTTTCTTCGGCTTCGGCAGCAGCAGGCACTTCCAGTTCGAAAGCTTCCAGAATGTCGGTGTAACCAGAGGCAACGATAGAACGAACGAGATCGGCATCGGAGAGTTGCCCAACGGCTGCATTTACCGCCTCAGCGTACACGCGAATAATTTCCCTTAAGGGTGCATTTTCTACCACGCGGCTTTGAAGAACGTTGGTCACTTCTTCGCGATTTTCAATTTTGTAGTCAGACATAATTAAACAGTATAAGGAACGAGAGTAAAAACTTTTGAGCGAACGTCTCTCTGCGTCTCGCTGGTGCTATTATAGCATTTTGGTAGGAAAGTAAACTTTGCTACGGTAAACGGTTGAAGACCCCAAGGAAACGTGAGCGGAGCCTAACGTCTAGCGCAGGAATTTCGGGGCTTTTGCTTGCCTTTTCTAAGTCACGCTTACTGGCCCAATACACACGCAAATGAATAATTCCGCCGGGATAAACGTTAGCGGTCTTTCTTAAGTAACCACGTTGTCCTTGTAGCCAACTGTTCCAAACTTCCGCATCCGCTTTGATAAACTCGTCGGTGCGGTCCTCGGGAGTTATTTGAAACTTGAGCAACTCAATTTCCATTTAACTTCTCCCACCTGTCCAGGGGACAATCCATAGCCTCAAAGGATGCTTTTATGCTCAGTATGCATTGACATTGGCCACATTGGTCGGTGTCCGACAAGTAAAACTCGCATCCGTGACAAATGTCTAAACGTTCTTTGCGGACTTTCCGAGACACAAGCTTTGGGTTTTTTAGAACCTCAGCGGCTGAGTCTCGGAGAGATGCTCCAAAAGAACGGCGACAACATTCGGGTGCGTCGTCACTCATGATAGTCAGTCCCAATACCGGTCGAGGCACGCGAAATGCGACATTATTATGTACTCTTCGGCATGTCTGTAAACCGACGGAAGTTTCCCATGTTGCTTGTAGTGCTCCAACTCGGCAATAATGGAGCGAGTCACTGGGCTGTCTGCGATCCATTGACGAAACCAGAAAGTTTGGAACTTTTCAATGTAGTGGAACGGTCCTTCCTCATTGTGTGTCCAGGCACGCCCAAACCCGTCATAACGCAACAAACCTTCAAACCCTGCTGTGCTCATTAGGTGGCTCTCATATCGTTCGGGGTCATCAATGGTTAGCACTGACCGATAATCCTCGCATTCAGCCTTTGTCCGCTCAAAAAGATGCTCGTCATTCTCGATCTTCAGGCAGGCATTAATCACCAAAAATGGAACGTCTTGTGTCCACATGTTACCTTCCGGGGTGACTCCGGCATCAACTCTAAACGAAGTGATAGTTAAAGCCATTGGTTAAAATGCCAAGGTCGGATTTGTACCATTATTGCACACAGTAATTTTTAGAGCGTGTCCAACCCAGCGGGCAAGAACCACCACCAGAGTAATAAACCTGGGTATTCCCTGTGGGCACGCAGCTCGAACCTGAGGTGTAAGTTCCGGTCGGACACTGACCCTGTCGAAACACCGGCACAGACTGCGCCATTGCAACTTGACCGATGCACAGGGCAAACAAAGCAAAAATAGTAATTTTCATTGGGTGTAGTCAGGCAAATACATAAACAGAGCGCCGTCGTCGTATGACCCGGCTAAGTGCATACCCTCCTCGCGGAGGAACTTAGCATCCTCGATAAAACCCTGCTTATACAAATATTCAACCTGATTTGCAAAGTCCTCAAGACGAGAGGCGATTAGGGTTTGAATGTCGATGGTTGTTTCCATGCTGTTATTATAGCAGTTTTGCAAGGCAAAGGCAAGTGCGGGAAACCGCACCTCAGATGCCCTGGTCCTTGAATTGCCGATAAATCTCATTGACTGAAATTTTTCCTACCACAAACTGCTCATACAGGCCTTGTTTTTTAAGGCGGTCAATGTCCTTTTGAGGCAGCAGGGTGTCGAGAAAGATTTCTCTTGATTCTGCAGGTGTCATAACTATGTAATCACAAAGTGGTTGACTCGGTTCTGTTGCTTGAGGGCCACCTTGTAAAGGACGATGTATCCAAGCAGGTCAGTCAGCACATCCTCGTCTTCGTCCGATTGAGCGTTGCGAATGCGAGACAATTTGTCGTCAAGGCGCACTTTCAGTTGCTCGAGAGGACTCGCCTGACTGAACACTCGAACGGGATTCAATGCGGAGTCACCATACTTTCGGTTTTTCTCCAACAGCAACTCCTTGAGTTCGTCCATGACGGCGCAGATGTCAGATTGAGACTGTGTTGCGTGATTCATGGTTTTCCGTTACCTTGACCATCATAGGTTGATACAGAGTCAGTAAACCTCTCTTGGCGCTGCTTCAGATACCACCTTGTCGCATCCACACAGAGGGCGCAAGTTGTCGAAGTAATCAGTTTCTCCCCGTCTTTGGACTCGGATACCCAAGTGCCCCATTTTTGCTCCATCACACTGAAGCAACCATCAATGAGTGCAGTTTCGTCTGTGTTCATTAGTCTCTTTGTCTCCAATTCGGATCTTCGTCTCTTGTAAACCACAGACCCAGATCTACCGGATTCTGTGGCCCTTGTAACCAATTACTGGGGTCAGGGTCACCTAAATCCAGGTCGTTCAGGAGCTCATCAAGTGAGCCCCCCGCTGGCTTTCCCATGGCAGCAACCCTCCGCGCCTGGTTCAACATTCGATTGGCAATGCGGTTGTGGTTACTCCACTTCTGCAGCCAGGTCATGTCCTCAAAAGATACCTCCTCGTGGTTCTCAATGCGATTGCAGATTTCCTCAATTCGAAGCCTGGTCTCGGTACTCAACATAGCCATGTCCTGGTTGGTTAGTTTTACCTTAGTTCGGTTTGTCAGTTAGGTTACAGCGGTAAGTCCCATACTTAATCCCCTCCAACTCGTCGGCAATCGCCAGCAAATCACCCAGGACTGCCTTTTGAGCGTAGTCAAATCCAGCGTTCCACAACGGGTCAGCATCGTGACGCGGGG